AAAAAAAAAAAAAACAAAATTGATAAAAAATAAAATAACTTAATATTTATAATAAAAAATTGGAGTCATCACAATTAAAAACGCTAGTAAAAGAAGCAGTAAAAGAAGCAATTCAAGAAGAATTGAAGGAAATTTTACTGGAAGCTATTAAGACTCCTAAAGTTACAACAATAGCAGCTCAACCAATAGCCCCAGTTATAGAACAAATTCAACCCCAACAACCTCAAATGAGTGCTGAAGAAAAAAGAGCAGCATACTCAAACATCTTAGGTGATACCGCAAAATCTTTTACTTCTGCTGACGTCCCTCAATCATTTTCACCCCAAAGTGGATATGATTCTAGTAATGGAACACTACCAGCTGGAGAAGTAGATATGGGTATGATAGCAGGGTTAATGAAAAAATAAATAAATAAAATGGCAAGAATTATACAAAACAGATACCCGATTGACTCAATAGGCCGCAAAGCTGTTGGGTTTGGGTTTCCCTTAAATGGGCCTGCTGTTTTTGTGCCTACTTATACAACAAGAGAACAAACTAAATCAAATTTAATTAATTACTTACTTACTAATAGAGGAGAAAGAGTATTTAACCCTACATTTGGAGCTGATCTAAGAAATTTAATATTTGAAAATGTATTAGATCGTACAACAGACGAATTACAAGAAAGGATACAAAATGATATTAATATCTTTTTCCCTCAAGTAGATGTTAAAGAAATAAAATTTGATAATGACCCCAATAGAAATACAATTAATTTTACATTAACATACACTGTAGCAAACTTTGGGATAACTGATGATATAACTATATTACTACAATAATGGCAGATTTAAAAAGAGACATAAGATATATTAATAAAGATTTCAACCAATTTAGAAATTCTTTAATACAATATTCAAAAACATATTTCCCAAATACCTATAATGATTTTACTGATACTTCTACAGGTATGTTATTTATGGAAATGGCTTCCTATGTTGGGGATGTATTATCCTTTTACTTAGACAACCAAATACAGGAAACTTTTATCCAAAAAGCCCGACAGCAAGAAAATTTATACCAAATGGCTTATCTTTTAGGGTATGAACCAAAAGTAACAACAGCTGCAAGTGTAAATATTGATTTCTACCAACAAGTACCTGCTAAATTTAGCGGTGGTGAGTATATTCCTGATTATAATTATGCTATGATCATACCAGAGAATACACAAATTACATCTAATTTAGATAGTAATATGAAATTTTTAATAGAAGATGTAATTGATTTCTCTTCATCAGGATCATTAAATCCTACAACAACAACTGTTTACCAAATATCAGGAGATAATCCAACATACTTTCTCCTTAAAAAAACAAGAAAAGCAATATCTGCAACAATTAATACAACTTCTTTTTCATTTAATGCCTCAAAAAGGTTTGATGAAAGAAATATTAAAGATACTAATATTATAGGTATTTTAGATTGTGTTGATATAGATGGTAATACTTGGTATGAGGTGCCTAATATGGCTCAAGAAAACGTATATGATACTATTAGAAACACAAACACCAACGACCCACAATTCAATATAGAAGAAGATGCTCCATATTTACTTAGATTAAAACAAGTTCAAAGAAGATTTGTTACAAGATTTACAGATTCAGGCTCTCTCCAACTCCAATTTGGGGCGGGAGCCACAACAAATAATGATGAAGAAATAGTACCTAATCCTGATAATGTAGGTTTAGGTTTACCTTTTGAAAGAGATCAATTAACAACTGCTTTTTCTCCTTTAAATTTTATATTTACAAATACTTATGGTATTGCTCCATATAATACAACTTTAAATTTTAGGTATTTAACTGGAGGAGGAGTTAAGTCTAATGTTGAAGCCGGAACTTTAACAGTATTAAATGATACTAATTTTAAATTTGTTAACCCAAATCTCCCAGATACAGCACTCGCAAACCAAATATTTAATTCAGTTTCTTCAAATAATGAATTAGCAGCTGATGGAGGGCAAGATGGGGATACTGTTGAAGAATTAAGATTAAATGCGGTTGGTAATTTCCAAAACCAACTACGTACTGTAACAAAAGAAGATTACTTAATAAGAGCTTTATCTATGCCTTCTAATTTAGGAACTATAGCAAAGGCATATGCAGCTCCTGTTAAAATTAATGAATTTCAACCTGGTGAATTACCTACGATATTAGACTTATATGTTTTAACTTATAATGCTAATAGTCAGTTGCGAACAGCATCATCATTAATGAAACAAAATTTA